GTCATAGAAAGGGAGACCATCAGAAAACAATCAATGGAGATACAAACGGATGGTGGGAAAATGGCTGTCTGTGTGATATGAATCCAAGCTACACCAAAGAGCCAAACTGGCAACAAGCATTTGCAATGATAACATTCATAGGTAAATGGTTTTCAGTTTATCCTGTGCCGATAATAAAACATAAGTTTATATTTGATGGTAAATTATATGAGTAATCCTGAACACATACCAGAAGAAAACATACTCACTGATGAAGAATATAATCATCTTGTTTTTGTACTTGGTACGCAGATAGATGGGGTATTGGAATTGTTTAATTGCTATGGACTCGGGTCATATATTCCAGGAGTTAAAGCGGAACTCTTTACACTAGCTGAGAATTTTGGACAGGCTGTGCGTGGGGATAAGCATAAGCCGATACACGTAATTAGTGAGCCTTTACGTAGAGCAGTATAATGAGCAGGACTAATCGAAACAAGCCTTATCACCATTACGACACAGGTATTCCGGGTTGGTATAAGAAAATCACTATTAGGATGCGTAGACACAAACAAAAGCAAGCCGTTAAAGACGGTAAAGAAATACCGGTAGGAAAGAAGAACAATAGTTATTACTGGTAAGAATATGGTACAGAAAGGAAACGTTATGATCAATGTGGAAAGAAAAACAACGATATCTTTTAATGGTGAGGATGCTTGGCAATTAACCAAATTAGCTGCTTATGTTATCGAAGTAATCCGAACAGGGACTTCACAGGGGGACGGGCAAGATAAAGAAACGCTTGAGGAATTAAAAATATTTGCGAATAGATTTTCCTTTGTTGTACCCAATAATAGCTTAGTATAGAGTAGGCAAGTTATGATACCAGCAAGCTGTTAAATTGGGGAATGAAATCCCGATATTTAAAAAGCGTGATGCTTATGAATACTGGTAAGAATTACTGCAATAAGAGTAAATAATACTACAGTGGTGGCGTAATAGGTAGACGCAATATAAAGCAAACGCCACACGGTACAGAGTAAGTAGGATTTAATATCCGAATCTGTTGGGTAGATAGGCAGGGGCGGGGGCTTATCAAATAAAGGTAGTTATGATACGTATAACGGTATTAGATAATGCAGTATTTAAGGTGTGGGATAGACTGAATAAAGTATTCGCACGTGAGCTATGGAATTACGTCACGCCTGATAAGTATAAGCAGTTTGAGAAAGACTTTAACGACCTGATAATAAACAAATGGCGAGAGTATGAGATAAATAATTAAGCGGCAACTCCTAAGAGCAACCGCTTAACTTCGACTATCTTACACTACACTTATATTATAATACTATGAGTAAGTAATGTCAAATGGAAACAATTATGGAAAAACTAACACAAAAACAAGAGACATTCTGTCTTAATATCTTTAAAGGACTAAGCCAGAGAGAGGCATATATACAGGCTGGCTACTCAACTAATAATTCTACTGTTGTACAAGACCAGAATGCTTGTGTCTTATTAAAAAACAATAAGGTTGCAATAAGGCTAGCGGAATTAAACAAAAAGACAGAAGATGCCGCTATAGCTGATAAAAAAGAGTGTATGCAGATATGCACTGAGATAGCTAGGGCTTCACTTACTAACTTTGTAGAAGTCGGTCAAGACGGTGCATGGTTTAATATAGATAAAACTAATCTAAACAGTCGTGCTATTCAGTCAGTACAAAGTAAAACCGTAGTAGGTAAAGACGGGGCTGATGATGCTGTATTTATAAGAGTTAATTTACACGACCCCTTAAAAGCTATTGACCTTTTAAGCAAGCTAAGGGGTGATTACTCGGATGGTACAAATGTCAATGTAGATAATCGAACTATTAATGTTATTGTTGAGAGTAAAGAGCAGAAGTTAATAACAGACGCTTTAACAAGTGGTGAGTAAATGTGGAAATTAAAACAACACGGATATATGAAGAGAACGCTCAGGCGTGGCTGAATAGAGCTAAGGGTATTCGAAGGGCTTTGAATGAGGGTGGCACTTCATCTACCAAGACATATTCAATACTTCAAACATTGTATTTAATCTTGACATATTCCAAGAAGCCTTTACTGGCAACGGTAGTATCAGAATCATTGCCACAATTAAAGAAAGGCTGTATAAGGGATTGGTTTGATATACTCGGTGAATCGCAGGATAACAACCCATCTTATAACAAGACTGACCATATCTATACATTCGGTTCTAAGTCTCAGTTAGAGTTTATGGGAATGGATGAGATAGGGAAAGAACGTGGACCGAGACGTGACATCCTATTTTGTAATGAGGCTAATAACTTAAAATGGGAAGTAGTCCAGGGTTTAGATGTAAGAACGAAACTATTTACATTTGTTGACTGGAATCCGACATCGGAGTTTTGGGCACACGAGAGATGGATAGGTAAACCTGAGAACGCTTATATACACTCGACATACCTTGACGCTCTGAACGTCTTACCTATTGAGGTAGTCAAGAACATCGAATCAAACAAGGATGACCCAAACTGGTGGAATATATACGGACTAGGTAGAATCGGAAAGATTGAAGGACTGGTTTATCCTTTCTTTTCGCAGGTAGACAGTTTACCGGATGGCGACACATTCTACGGATTAGACTTTGGATATTCAAATGACCCAACGACACTTGTTAAATGTGTTATCAATGGGGATAAGTTATATTGCCAAGAGCTTATTTATGAGACTGGTTTAACTAATGATATGATAGCCAATAAGTTTGACGAGGTTGGTGTCAAGCGGAACTATGACGAGATATTCGCAGACGCAGCAGAACCCAAATCTATCGAAGAAATCGCACGATATGGGTATAACATCAAACCCTGTCCTAAAGGGGCTGACAGTGTCGAATATGGGCATCAGAGAATAAAACAATATAAACAGTTCTGGACTAAGGATTCTACGCTGTGTATTAAAGAGCAAAGAAACTTTCGATACATACGGGATAAAGACAGCAAACTAACCGATAAAACAACTCACCAATGGAGCCACGGTATGGATGCCAGACGGTATGGAGTTATCGGAAAACTATTAGAAATAAAACATAATCCACTCGGTATATGGTAGGAGTATTAAATGTTAGAGAAATTAAAAGAGCGGATATTCTATTCAATGATGCCTGCCAATATGAAGGCAAAGCCACACCCATTCGATACGTTATCATTACAAAATGCAGGGCAGCCAGTCTATACAGAAATGACGGTTAAAAAGGCAACTCGTGAGGGATATAGGCTATCTATCTTTGCTTATAGGTCAATACGTACGATTGTGCAGGCTGTCTCTGGCATCCCGTGGATTGTATTAGATAAGAATATGGAAGAGATAAAAGACCATCCTTTTACTTATACGTGGGCACATCCCAATAAACAATTCTCAGGGCAGGATAATATGGAGTTTATAGTTGCTCACCTCAAATTAGTGGGCAATTCTTTGGTCCAACCTTTAATAGTAGGTGGTGTTCCTAAAGAGTTCTGGATGTGTATGCCAGATTTAATCAAACCTATACCGTCAAAGAAGGCGGGAGAGTGGATAAGTGGATATGAGGTAACGACAACAGAAGGTAAAATGTATGAAGTACCTGCTGAGCAGTTTCTACACTTTATGCAGTTTGACCCTGGTAATCCATATTGGGGAGTTGGAGATTTACAGGCTGCTGCCAGAACGGTAGACACAGACAATGAAGCTCAGGACACGCAGAAGATTCAACTTCAAAATAGGAACGTACCTCCGGGTGTATTCCAATTCGACCAAACATTAGACGAGGCACAAGGTAAAGAAGCTCAAAGGCAAGTTAAAGAGAAATTCTTACAGAAGTCTAAACGTGGTGAGCCGTGGGTACTCGGTGGTGGTTATAAGTGGCAACAGATGTCACTTACACCTCAAGAGATGGATTATATCAATTCACGCCTAAGCAATAAAAGAGATATAGCAGCAGCGTTTGGACTCGACCCGTGGTGGTTAGGAGACAGAGAACATTCGTCCTTTAATAATGTTGAGCAGGCTAAGAAATCATTATACGAGGATACAGCTATTCCCCTTTTGGATGATGTAAGGTCAACACTTAATTTGAAAATAGCACCGATGTACGGTGATGATATTTATATCACTTATGACACTTCTAACGTGTCCGCATTGAGAGATGACTTCGGAAAGAAAACAGAACAGGCTAAGACGTTATGGACTATGGGTGTTCCGTTTGTACAGATAAACGATAAACTGGAATTAGGTTTAGAAGAGTTTGAGGGATGGGACAATTCATATCTACCTTTCAATCTCGCACCGTCTGGTTCTTCTGCTTTATCCGGGGAGACCGAAATCGTTAAGACTAAGGCGGTTAATCTTAACACTGAAGAAAAGAAATCAATGCACTGGAAAAGGATAGACAATCGCAGGGTAGCGTGGTGGAATGTAGTACAAAAGAGAACGCTTCCACTTTATGAGGCTGAGGGCAAAGCAGTTATAAAGGCTGTGGGAGGCTCTGAGGCGGATATTAAGGCAGCTATTAATGGGCAGTCGAAGGAATGGTTGAAAACAATAAAAGCCGTCTCCACTGTCATTGTAGAGGACTTTGGAAAAGAGATAGAAGATGACCTCGGTGGTAAGGGATTTAGTCCTACTGAAAAGAAGTGGACATTTGACCCGTTTAGTGCTGCCGTTCAGTTATGGGTTACCAATCACGCAACAGAGAGCGTAACATCGATACTAGGGACTAACCTAGAGGATGTTAAACGTATTATAAAGAATGGGACAGATAACAATCTTTCTAACGTCCAGATAGCTAAAGAGTTGAGACAGTTTTATGATGACCAGTCTGCTTGGAAGGCTATGAGAACAGCTCGAACGGAGACATCACAAGCCGCAGGATATGGGCAACGTGAAAGTGCCAGACAATCGGGTGTAGTTAGAAAGAAATTATGGATTAGTTCAAGAGATGAACGGGTAAGAGACGAACACGCAGCATTAGACACAGGCAAGGGCGTTCCTTTTAATGAGCCGTATTCTAACGGTGAAATGTATGTAGGGGAACATTCTATCAATTGCCGATGTGTTGAAGGATATTTGACTTAGGAGGTTATTCAGTGGAAAGAAAAACAGTAAAATTTGAAGTTAAAGAAATAGATGAAGAAGAGGGCACGTTCTCAGGCTATGCCTCTACCTTTACAAATGTACCTGATTCATACGGTGATGTAGTGGATGCAGGGGCGTTTAAAAAGACAATTAAGGATTCAGGTAGCAGGGTTAAGATATTATGGAATCATAGTGTTATGGAACCTATCGGCAAGCCAACGGAATTATCTGAGGATAGCATAGGTTTATTGGTCAAAGGTAAGTTGACATTGGGTGTTCAAAGGGCAAGGGAAACACTCGCCTTAATGAAAGACGGGGTTATCAATGAAATGTCAATCGGTTATGACGCTGTCCAATCCAAAATGATTAAAGGTGTTAGGCATTTAACGGAAACTAAATTATGGGATGTATCACCTGTAACCTTTGCAGCAAATCCGTCTGCTATGATATTTGATGTTAAGGCTATAGAGAACGCAATAAACAATAACCAATTAGAGCCAGTACAGGATGCAGTCAAAGAACTCCAAGCACTTCTAGCAAAGTTTGATAATACGGAGCCGTCAACTGACACTCCTGTTGTTAATACAGACCTAGAAGCCGCAGACGGTGTTTTAAATAGCATCCGTTCTGATATAGATGGCTTTGATACGAAACAAGCTAATGACCGTATTGATGCCGCAATAAACAAATTAACGGAGGTAAACTAATGGAATTAAAAGAATTAACTGACAAAATCCAAGACACTTGGGCTCAGATGCAGACCAAGAATAACGAAGTTCTTGATGAAGCAAAAGGGGCTATAAAAAGCCTTAACGATTATAAGGCTGAAGATATAGCAGAAATTACTAAAATAAACGCTGCTATGGATGCTCAGAAGGCACAGCTTGACGAAATTGGGCTGAACATTGAGAGACAGAAACTCATACCGGCAGGCGAAAATGAAAAAGAAGATGAGGATGCCAAACTCTACGAGTCAACATTCTACAAGGCTATGAGGGTTGGAGACAAAAACCTTGACCCTGATGACAGGAAGATTCTTCGACACGCAATGACTCCAGAGAGCAAAGCGTTGGTAGAGAATACAGCGGGTTTGTACTTGGTCCCGCAAGACCTTGAAAAAGAAATAATGATGGCGATTCCGCAGATTAATACTCTGCGTAATTATTGCCGTGTACGTACTACATCACGTGATAAGGTCGGTATAAACTCCGCTACTGAAGTATCGGTAAGCTGGGGCAAATTAGAGACTGGCTCTGATATAGATGAGTCAACTATCACTCCGTCAAGAGACACCATTTACGTGGAAGATATGTACGGTCTTACTAAAGTTGGCGAAGATGAATTGGAAGATAGTGATGCTAATCTTCAGTCAGTAATAGCTAATTCGTTTGCTACGGCTTTTGCCAATGCAGAAGCTAAGGCGTTCGCAGTCGGTACAGGACATGCGACCTATCAACAGCCAGACGGTATTACTCTGGAATCAATCTCACATACCAACTGGACTGCAGCCAATACAGCGAGCATTGATGACCTGTTAGATTGTGAATATGGTCTCGGTGCCCAGTATTTGAATGGGGCTGTTTGGTTAATGAGCAGGACTACGGAACTGGCTATAAGGGTGCTTCGCCCTGAAACCTCTAGCGGTTATTATGGACAGTATTTCTGGCAGCCGTCGTTACAGGTTGGACAGCCTAACAATATAGATGGCTTCGGAATTATAAACCAGAATGATATGGCTAATTCAGCCGGAACGACTGACTTAATCTCTGTCGTGTTTGGTAACTTCAAACAGGGCTATATGATAGTTGACCGTGCTGGTATGGCTATCAAGAGACTTGACGAAATTTATTCGGAGGCTGGCTTAGTCGGATTCCGTGCAAAGAAACGTGTCGGTGGTGGTGCTTATCGTACTGCTGCTTTCTACGGTATTGGAAACTCAGCGACCTAGAAATAAACTAGGGGCGGTGGAAGTCCGCCCCATATATTAAACGGAGGTAAATTATGGCAAAATTAGCTTTTGACCCAGTAGATGCAACAATGTCTGTTGCAGATGCGGCAACGGCAACGCCTGATATAACAATTCAGCTTGTCGATGGTGCTGGTAATGACATGACGGAAAGCAGAGCAGTGTTCGCTTATCTATCAAAAGATGCTGATGGAGCAACTATATGTGTTGATGGAACGGATACAACTGAAATTGCCATCTTAACGGATGGACTTTTGGTAGAGACTGCGGCAGATATAGCAGGTTGGCTTGTCAGTGAGGCAGATGGAGATATAGGAGTAACGGTAACGGTGGCTTCTACCAAGACGGCATATCTTGTTTTAGTAATGCCAAACGGAAGGCTGGTTATTAGCGATGCAATGACTGGTTATACTTCAGGTTAATAGGAGGTAAATATGGGTAATAAATTAGCATTCCAACCAATGGATGCTGTAATAACGG